CTCTAACGAGCCCTCTTTTCTTTAGTCTTTCTCTGAGAGGTTAAAGGAAAGAGATAATAAATTTATACCTCAGGAGGGGAAATGGCAATAGACCAAGACCAGCTTTACCTAGACACTATTACTTTCCTCCCTGACAGTAATGTCTTGGATGAAGCAACAGTGAGGGCCATCAATGCCAGTGTTGTGACCAACCAGATTCCAGCAGACGATGACCAGTACTACTCTGAAGCATTATGTAAATGCCTCAGAGCCAATGCTATAGTAAACGCCTCAAAGTATACTGTGGATGACTCTGGGAAGAAAAGAGAAAAGGTTGGGCAAGTTGAAATAGAGATGTTTGAGGGCACCAACAAAGATGTATGGAAAGACTACCTCGATTCTTTGAGGGATCTCTGCCCCCTACTTCCAGGAGGCGGATACCTGGGACTCCCTTCCACTAGAGGCATACTTGTTAACCCCAGCGACCCTGTAATAGTTAATCCATGCCCAGACACAACAGAATTTCACTTATAAGGATAACACATGGCTACAGTAACAACCTCTATTGACGATACAGTATATGTGCAAGTTGCTACAGCCACAGATGCTCTTGTACAAAACACCTCAACCTCATCTATGAGACTCATCTTCGCAGGGTCACTTCCTGCTGTTGATGCCACTAACTTTCATGTTCTGGCTTCTCTACAAGCCGTACAGAAGATTAACGCACTCCCAGTAGGGGAGATATATGTGAGAATGAATCTTGAAGGTAGAGAAGGGATAGTGGCAGTCTCAGAATAAGGAGAACAATAAATGAATATATTAAACTCCCTACTCTGTAGGTGGATAATAAATTGCCAAGCTACATTAGTATCAGCCTTTCCACCACCATCAGGGCTTACAGCTGATTCAAACATAGTAACAGCTGATAGTACACTCTTCACAGCGGATAGCTTCTAATATGGCACAACAACTAATAAACGTAGGTACTGTCCCTAATGATGGAAATGGTGATCCACTTCTAACATGGGCCACAAAAGACAATGATAACTTTACAGAGTTGTATGCGCTACAACCTGCCAAGACTGTTATAGTAAATAGCTTATCAGATTTACCAGCACCTTCTGGTGGTGCTATAACTTTTGCTGACAATACAGACTATTTTATTAATAACGATTTAACAACTTCAGACAGGTTTATCTGTGGAAACAGTTCAGTAGTAAGGGCACCCGATTCATCTGTTGTCAAAATTACCTACACTGGTGTAGGAACTATGTTTAGTTGCATAGATGGCAGCGCCAAGCTCACAAAATTCAAAGCTCTTTGTGCCACTGGCAAGATGTTTGAAGCTTCCTCTACTTCTGGTTTTGATGTATTCCAGATGATAGATATGACAGTTGAGGATTGTGCTACAGTTGGGACAGTAGATAATTTACAAGCCATACAGATTTCAGATGTTTCATGGGAGAGTATTACAGTTGCTGGAATAAACTTCCTTAATACTATAAATGTGTTTATATCACAAAATAATCTAGTTGTACAAAGTGGTGGTGATTTCTTGGACTTGGGCACTGCTACATTTAATGGTTTCAGTGTACTTAATGCTTTCACATTCTTATCCAGTGGAGTTACCCTACTTAAAGGATTAGCAAGTTCAGGTAATATCATAACAGGTGGTCTGGGTGTTGTTACTAACACTAGAATCACTGGTGCAGGGGCCCCACTCTCTGGAATATCCTCGTCAGATGCTTTGTGGAATTTCACTCTTAATGATGACATACCAGACACAAGAGCAGATGCACTACTATCAGTATCAGGGAACGTGGCAGTTACAGACATAGCCACTCCAGGTCAGGGTGTTCCAGTTCCCATTAATGCAGTATGGACTATAGATAGAGTATCGCAGATGTCTGCTACGACTGGTGGAGTAGCTACATATAATGCGGGAAAAGCGTCTGTACTACCAATAACGGCATCTGCTACAGTACGTATGGATTCAGGTGGTGCACAAACAGTTACCTTCTTCATAACAATTAATGGAGCAGCTATAGCCGCCTCTGGAGCCTCTGCTGATGTCAGTTCTTCAGTGGGAGCTAGGGTGACTTGTATCTGGCAGGAACAGATAAACCCAACAGATATAGTAGAGTTCTGGGTAGAAGGCACATCCTCTACAGTGGGTATTGTAGTGACAGACACAGTATTGAGGGTAAATTAATATGAATCTAGTTAGAATAAGCACCACAAGGGGTGTCAGATGGGTGGAAGAAACCCTCAAGCCCAGAATAAAAATAAAGAAAGTTGAAACCTCCAACAAGGTGGACAAAGATGGGGATAAAGCTCCGACTAAGAAAGAAGGGGAACAAACTCCAGAAGATTAGAAAAGCTATGCACCATCTTAATGGCCAGTCTACTCAAGTGGGGCATTTTGAAGAGCAGGGTGATCATTCAACTGCTGAGATGCCTTATACAGATTTGATGAGGATGCATCACTTTGGAGTGGGTGGTCTAAAGCCCAGGCAAGTACTAACCCTGTTGGTGTTCAGAAATAGAAAGTTGCAAGACCCAAAGTTCTCCTCAGCTATGAAGACTTGGGGTGATGGCCCATATACCATACAGAACAACAATAAGCTTCTAGATACATTTGGACAGATACTTGCCAGAGAAGAAAAGAGCATCTTTGGTAAGGCAAGTCCTCTTATGCCTCCATCAGCCCCCTTCAAAGAAGTGGGCGTTATGGGACCAACAGCCCCCCTTGTTGACACTGGGGAATTAAAAGAAGCTGTTAGGTATAAAACCTCCACCAATAAGAATCTGAAGAAGGTAGACTAATGCCAATAATGAGATTGATGAAGGCATCCACCTTAACAGTAACTCAATATGCTGCAAATGCTGTAGACATTGATGGGGACTTTGTGGTTGGGAGTAGCTCCACAATAGATATAGAGTGTAGTATACAGCCTATAACCAAAGTCGAACAGATGGTTCTCCCTGAGGGTTACACCTCGAATGATGCTGAGTTGATATACACAGACACTAAGCTAAGGACATCCTCACAGTTTACTAAAGAGCCAGCAGATACAACAGTCATTGATAGCTTAGTCTATGAATGCTTCACTGTTGAAGACTGGACCAAGAACACCTTGATACCTTTTCATTTCAAATGTTTGTTTATAAGGAGGGATCAGGATATATGATAGACGTAGATGGCATAGCCTCCAAGTTTGTACAGATAGCCAGGGAGCCAACATACACTCCAACACTCTCTGTGGACACTGACAGCGGCTTTAAGAATGTATTTAAGGCTAGGCCTGTGTCCACCCCAAAGCCAGATTATCCCTACATAGTAGTGGACATAACTGAGATTAGGCAAGAGAATGGTTGGCTATTCAGGCAGTATGTTAACCCAAGTGATGAAGTGGTGTATGAAACACACTATGAATTATTGGTAGCCTATCATATATATGGGGAGGGAGCTAAGGCTATAGCTAATCAGCTTGAGGGATACTTCAGGTTCAACAGGGTGCGTGATGACCTCACCACTGTCACAGGTGGTAAGTTAGTACAAAAACTTCCCATAGAACAACTTCCAAAGAGGCTTGCTGACAAGTTTGTAGATTCAGCAATTTTCAATATAGTCTTTGCGATAACAGACACATCCATAGATTCTCAGGAAGGAATTATAGATAACCTAAATATTGATGGTGAGCTACACAGGTATGTCGGAGACCCCGACCCCTTAGAAGCTGATATCAGTGTAACTTACAATCCATAGAATTATATCCAAAAGAGGATTTTTATAAATGGCTTTTAGCACAAACATTGTTAATGTGTCCATATCCCTTCTGACAACTCCTGTTACAGTGGCTGGGTTTGGTACTCCAATCTTCGCCAGTGAGCACAGGTGGTTCACAGAGCGTGTACGTTCATACGCATCTATCATAGAAGTGGCAGCAGACATTCCCGTAGACTCAAATGAATTTGCAGCAGCACTAGGATTCTTTAGTGCAGATGCTTCTCCCAGCCTTATCAAGATTGGCAGGCGTACAGTTGATTCAATTGACTTCACTCCAGAGGACTCTACAGCTATAGCTACCTATACAGTAGATGTTACAGGCACAGATGATGTGCTTGTCCCAGGTTCTTACACCACAGCAGGGGTAGAGACAGCCTCTACTATTGCAACTGGACTGGTAGCTTCACTAGGGACTATCCCTGGTTTAACCATCACTGACAACACAGGCTCCTTTAGTGTAGAAGCTACAGTACCTTCTGTTGATAACTACACTGTAGGGAACATCTCCACCAACATCACTGCTGTGATGACTACCACAGAGACCGCTGGGGCCATGGTAGCAGCTATTGAGGCCATAGACAACGAATGGTTCTTCATGACCTCTAACGATCATACAGCAGCCTTCATAAGCACTGCTACTACAGGTATGGCAGACACCATAGAAGCTAGGGAGAAACTATTCTTCTTCTCTTCTGAGGCTGATGAGTCTATCTTGGTTGTAGATGCCTCAGTGACGGATTCAGATCCTGACGTTCTGGGCTGGGTGGCAAAGGATGAAAGGTTTAGGACAGCAGGACTATTCCATCAGGATGCTGATACCTCCTTCCCTGAGTGTAACTACATCTCAAGGTTTGCCCCTAAAGACCCAGGCACCACTGTTTGGACCCAAAAGAATATTAGAGTGAGTGTATCGGAGGACCCAGCCACAGGCTTGGTGTTATCTACTACACAGCTGGGCAACCTAGCAGATCGTAATGCCAACTTCATACAAACTCAAGGTGGTGTGGCTGTTGTAAGAACTGGGGTTACAGCTGGTGGTGAAGACATTGAGGTTATGCGCTTCAGGGACTTCCTGGTGGCAAGGATCACAGAGGCTTATCAGCTTAAGGCTATTAACTCTGAGAAGATTCCTTACACAGATAGTGGAATCAATGGACAGAGGAGCGTTCTTGAAACTGTCCTGTCTAGATACGTAACCAAGCCAGGAGATCCTCAAGGTTTACAAGAGACTCCAGCCTTCACTACAACATTCCCACTTCGTAAGGATGTGCCAGCAGGAGACATAATCTCTGGAACCCTTAACGCGAGCTTTGTTGCATTCCTATCAGGGGCCATAAAGATAACAAATATAACAGGAAGCCTGACATTTGAAGGCTTAACTTCCTAAGAGGATAATAAAGAATGGCTTATGTATATAGCTCAGAGGATGTCCAGATCGCATGGTCTGGTGTGCCCCTCTCAGGATTTGCAGAAGATAGTTTTGTAAGTATTGTAAGAACCTCAGACCTTACAGCAGGCAATGTTGGTGCAGATAGTAAGGCTGAGATCTCTCGACTACCAGACAGGACAGGAACTGTCACACTCTCCCTACAACAGGGAAGTGTGTCAGCAAGGGCACTAGCAGCCACCATTGACTCAGATGATTTGCTTATTGGTGACATGACCATAGCAGACCCTTCTGGAAGTGTCTTTGCTCTGTGTAAAGATGCCCACATCATGACAGCCCCTGAGATCACCAGGGGTGTTAATGCTGGTGACAACACCAATGATTTTGTCTTCTGGTGTGAGGAAATAAAGTTCACAGGTACACCTTCTGGCTTACCAGCAGGCTTGGCCCAGACTGTTTCTTTCCTTGGGTCTCTGATCTAAGGAATAGCCTCTGAGGGAAGTTTATGGCTTATGTATACGATCCCAGGGAGGTAAAGGTTGCTTGGGGCGAGATATCAATAACAGGGTTTGCAAGCGAGTCTTTCTTATCTGTAGAGTTTAACTCCCCTCAATGGAGTACAACTGTGGGGTTGGATGGTGTCTCAGCCTTCTCTCCCAAGTATAATTTCTCAGGGACTTGTACTTTCAGGTTAATGCAAGGCAGCACTGGTAATCAACTCCTCGCTGGGCTTATAAAGGCACAAGAAGAAAGCTTGTCCAGCGAGTTGCTACAGAACAACCTCACCATAACAGACAGCTCAGGGGCTTTTAACCTAAGGCTACAGAATGCTATAGTTGTTTCACAGCCCCCTGTATCTTATGCAGTGCAAGCTTCTGAAGGTACAAGGGAGTGGGTGTTCTACTCACCTTCCATTGTTTACAAGGGAGAGGTTGACACTCTGAGGGACAGTTCTGGACCAACAGGTGGAGAGCTAAGTGTAGATGTATCTGGTAATAAGGCTGGTGTTCCTTTGCAGGAGCTCACTGTAGATGTCTCTGATGCTGGAAGGTCACGGAGTTCCCTGAGCAGATTACTAGGATCAATATTTTAAAATAAACTGGAGGGTTTAATGGATAATGCAGTACAGAATGCCTTTGCACAAGTAGAGGATGGACTAGGGTTAAAGAGAACAAAGATAAAAGGGACAGACTACACAATAAATGTGCTCCCAGCCCTCCCAGCTTACATCCTTGGGGTGGAGCTAATGGAGACATTACTTCCCTCAATAGGAAGTGCCTCTGATAATGGATTAAACATTGAAGAGATTCTCCCAGAGGACAGAGCTGTATTCACACAGGTAGCAGTGTACCTAGTGAAAAGTCTTAAGGATTTAGACAAAGTTACCATCATACAACAGTTGCTGGAGGGTGCCACTATGAATGGGCAACCCCTGGATTTAATATTAGGTATGAGGGGAAAGGTTTCTGATCTGGCCTTCTTGATTGAGTTTGCTCTCAAGGAGAACTTCACTGATTTTTTTATAGAATATATCAAGGACAGGGTTACAGATCTCCCCTCCTTGATACAGGGAATAATGCCACAGACCACTCCACTAGAAGAGTAGTCAAAGATATAGACAAGTACTCCTCCTTTAACACAAAGGGAAAGGGGCCAATGAGCAGTACATACAAATGGTTCTTCTATAACATAGTTTGGTCAGAGAGTTGTCCCTCCTCTTGTAATGACCCTCACTTCCTAATGTGGGGTAAGACACTATCACAAGTGCTAGAGATTCAAGAAGGCTGTGAGATGAGGGATGCCCTTATCAATGCTGCCAGAGAGGATGCTGAAAGAGAATCAAAACTTAATAAACCATAGAGGAGAGCCTATGTGGCGACAGGAATAAATGATTGGAAGGTAGACGTACTCTGGGACACCTCCTCCTTTGACAAAGCTGCCCAGAGGGTGGAGAAAACCCTAGGCAGGATTGCAGGGATAAAGAGTAAGGTGGCAGCTTCAACTAGTGCTGATAGAGTCTCTTCTAAAGTGGGGACTGCTAAGAGCAAAGCTCTTAGTAAGGAAAACTCACTACTGGCACAACAGAATATCCTTAGAAAGAGAATATCCAAGGCAGAAGAGCTAGGGTTAGGGAAGACAAGAATGTCTTCTTCACAAAACCCTGTTTTCCTGAGGAGAAAGATTCTGGAGTTGGACAAGCAGATATTTGCACAGCAACAGAAGATGAAAAAGGAAGCGGCCAAATTAGCGAAAGAGGAAGCTAAGTCTGCCAAGGAGGTGGTCAGTAAAGCCCCCATTAGGGCTGGACCTTTTGTAGGCCCTATAGGTCCAAGGACATTAGGTGGTGAGAAGCTGCTGGAGAAGAGAGCAGCTATTCTAGCAAAGATTGAAAAGCAAGAGAGGCGAATCAACAGTAGTATAAAGGTTGGCACCAAGGCGTACAATCAACAGATTGCCAATGTCAGGAGGCTAAAGACACAACTTCAAGGCATCACTGAGGTGAGGGCATTCAGTAAGCTCTCAAGGGATGTACAAAGACTTGGGGAGAATGTCTCCAACACCACTGGGAAGATTAAACAGCAGAAGTTTGCTGTTAAGAGTTTGGACTCCAGTGTAAGAAACTTAGCTAGGAGCTATGTCTCAGTGTTCGCTGTATTGGAGGGTGGTAAGGGCCTAATAGGCACAGCCACCCGATTTGACTCGTTAGATGCATCAATGCTGGCAGCGTCCGGTTCGGCAGAACAGGCGATTGTGGACTTTGGGTTTATAAAAAATCTGAGCTTTGAGCTTGGTATAGGCCTGGAGACAGTAACAGATGGTTATTATATAGCCGCCTAGCCTAGGAATAGGTTAGATTAAACTGATTGAACTGCTGGGAACCCTTGTTAGGGTTGACATAGGATACTAGATAGTGATATACTAGCGACCCCTAAAAATTGTCAACATAGAGGCAATCAGCAACTAAGGAACTACCAATATAAGAACATCCCTAAAGAATACAAATGGTAGTTCAAAGCCCATCGACTATCCCGCGAGGGAGTACAATGCAAGCTATTGGCATTGGAAGTGGTCAGGCTCCAGAACGGAGTAAGATATAGTCAAGGCTGCATGGAGACATGCAGGAGTTCATAAGAGAACCGGATGAGGTGTAGCGATCTCATTTGAATAATCGTATAGACAAATCGGCGCGGCCCAAAGATTCTCTGGCGTAGCAGCTGAAGAAGCTCAGAAGCAGTTCCGACAAATGTTGACAATATCCAGATCCTTTGGATTAACCTCAGCAGAAGTAAGCCTGTCACTGTTGGCTTTCCAACAGATGATCTCTTAACTTTAGGAGCCTATACAAGAAATTGTATGGTGAAGAATCTATTTAATTGCGAGAAACACCTGTAAGGCCTAGTGTAGGATATTGCACAGTAATGTGTAACGACCCCTAACAATCACTAGGATAGGGTCAATTCGCAGCCAAGCTAAAGTTTACAAAACTTTGGACGGTTCAACGACTATCCCGCAGGGGAGTACATCACAAGCGATTGGTGATGGAAAAGGTAGAGACCTTAGTAACTTCAATGTTAAAGGTCATGATATAGTCTGGTCTACATGGAGACATGTAGCAGCCTCAATAGGCGGGTAGGGGAGTAGCGGCCCTTGCTGAACATAAACGAAAGGTGTAGTTTCT